ATGCGCTGCTCTAAATTATCTATCATTTTTCTTTGGTACGTCTTAAAATACAAATACCCCAACATGTTCATCCCTAAAGATAAAATAGATAAAGCCACCCCTGCAAAAATAAGACCTGTTACCCTCGGATGATCTAATGTTGCCAAATATGTAAGTGATAGCGCAATAGCGCCGGAACTAATAGCTGTAATTTTTACCTCGAAATGCTCCTCATTTCCAGATATTGCATCGTACAGATTATTTCGGGCTTCCTCCAATATTTGTTTTTCTCTTTCTGTCATAATCATATTCTGCAATTAGTAAACACTTCAACAGATTGATTTCGAAGAGATTTTAGTTTTCATTATTCGACCGAAAATAAACTGTAAAAAAACTTGCTTTTACAGTTTATTTACTGTATCTTTGTCTCGTTGTAACAAAACACATAACACGTCAAATATATGGAAAATTTGGTTAGTCCGAAACGAGAAGTAAAAATTTCTTTACGGAATTCAATATCGTCTCTTGAAAACGGTCAAAGCGTGATCATCCCCCTTTCGTGCAGCGAATCAGCCGTCCGGCAAGCGGCATCTCGCGCCGGGAATGAAAAGAGTAGATACCCGGTCAGACGATCTCACGAAGGTTTCATTATTACCCGAATAGACCGATGAAATACCTCGCATCCCTACTGGTCGGCCTTACTATGGCTGCCTACTCGCTCTACCGCTGGGCGCAGGTGGATGCCCTCACACCGGTTCACGTATTCGCCGCCTTGGTGGTGTACGTAGCCTCCTCGCTGCTGATCACTTGGTCCATCGCGGACACCCTCCGGATGATCCGCCGCGACCTGCGCAAACGATAATAGACATTAAAAACGATAACAAAATGGACGCTATCAATCCGAATACAAGGATCATAGACCTGACGGTAAGGGAATTGCTGGAACTGTTAGGAAAACAACAGACCGTCACTACCGACTATACCGGCAAGGAAAAGCGATACGTATACGGGATTTCTGGAATAGCTCAGTTATTCAATTGCAGTATGACAACCGCCAATCGTATCAAGAAAAGCGGCGTGATAGATAAAGCCATTTCCCAATGCGGGCGCACGATAACGGTCGACGCGGATATGGCCTTGGAACTCCTGAAAAAATAGAGCCATGAATACCACAGCCATCACCTCCGCCGAGCGCCTGTACCGCTGGGCGCACCAGGTGCAAGAGGAACTCCGCTCGCACCGTCATATCATCCTCACGGAAGCCTCTCTCTCGGCCATCGCCGCCCGTATGCGCGAGCAGGTAGCAGGATGGGCTACGTTCGAGGACGGAGTGACGAGCTATGACGACTGTTTCGACTTCACCATCACCCTACAGGGAGTGGACCTGTTCGTCGCTTACCGCTACCATGTCGAGCTGGATGTTACGTCCAACTACCACTCCGAGTGGGGAGCTACCGAGCGCATCGAAAGCCTCTGCCACGAGCGGGTGTACGACATCCTGGTAGACGCTCTGGAGGATATGGACGAGGTGCTCTGCGACACGGAGCGCATCCGGCAGCTTTTTTGAAAACACAGAACTTAAAACTCAATAAAAAAATGGAAAAGAAAGATCCGATCACCGCAGAGGAAAGAACCCACATCCGTCTGTCTATCCTGAAAATGAAACAATGGGATTCGCAACAGGCAAAAGTACTCCTTGCCCGAAGAATCGAGGAACTGGAATCGAAAGAAGACCGCGAGCTATACCTGGAGACGGCTGCCTATGCGCGTTTCCCCAATCTTGATTCTGCGGAAGCAAATTTCCAATGGGTAAAAGGAATCTTCAACCCATCGCTTGATCAATAGCGGAGACGATGGTTTCGTAAGGGGTTTCCGTCTCATACTCGTTCCCGTCAGACATGGAGATATAGGTCACACGGACAACCCTTTCCGGAATATCTTCTTCCCTTACAGCACCGAAAACCTTCGGTAAGGTCTTGTTTTCAGAGCTTACGGAAATGATGTAATTCACATTCAACGTAACCTTACCGGCAAGTGTGGTTTGAATTTCTATGAAATTTTTCATGATCGAAAATATTAGTCAGGAACAAATTTAGAAAAAATATCCAATGATGGACACCAACCAATCTTTCTACCAATCCCTCATCGAGGTGCAAAGCGATCTTCGCGCGCCGAAGAACCAGCGCAACGATTACGCCGGTTACCGATACCGCAGCTGCGAGGATATCCTGGAAGCCGTGAAGCCGCTGCTGGTCTCTCACGGGTTGCTGCTTTCCCTCCAAGATGAGATCATCCAGGTCGGAAACCGTTACTACGTGCGCGCCACCGCCTCCGTGACAGACGGAGAAAAGACCGTCTCCGCCTCTGCCTACGCCCGCGAAGCGGAAGTAAAGAAAGGCAACGACGAAGCGCAGATCACCGGCGCGGCCTCCTCGTACGCCCGCAAGTACGCCCTCAACGGCCTTTTCTGCATCGACGACGTGAAAGACCCGGACGCCACGAACAAAGGCGACGCCTCTCCCCGGAAAACGCAAGCCCCCGCCGCACCTCCTGTACCACCCGCCGACCTGTACCAGGCGGTCGACGCCGCGCTGCAAGCCGCGGACATCGCCTCCTTGACGGAGATATGGAAGAAGTACCGCCACCTGCAAGGCTATCCGGATTTCGTCAACGCCAAAAACCGCCGCAAGGCCGAGCTGCAATGAGTACGCCCGCACTTGCCTCTTCGCCGGTTATCTTCCTGCCCGAGCAGCACCGGTACTTCAACCCCGAGAACGGGCGTTACCTCTCCGGCATCACCGGTCTGCTTTCCCGGCAGCTCTTCCCGGACAAGTACGACGGTATCCCGCAAGCCACCCTCGACGCGGCAGCGGCCAAGGGCAGCGCCATCCACGAGGAGTGCGCCGACCTGGCCACCTTCGGCGCGGTTGGTACGTACCCCGAGACGGAAGCCTTCGCCCGCTTGCTCACCCGCGAGGGCGTCGAACCGCTGGAGGCCGAATACACCGTATCGGACGGCGAGCACTACGCCTCGAAGATCGACCTGCTCGACCGCTCGCTGAACCTCTACGACATCAAGACCACCTCGACGCTCGACACGGAATATGTCAGCTGGCAGCTCTCCATCTACGCCTACCTGTTCGAGCTTCAGAACCCCGGCCTTCAGGTCGGACGCCTCTCGGCTATCCACCTGCGGGGCAAGCGGGCAAAGCTCGTGCGCGTAGAGCGCAAATCCGCCGAGGTCGTTTCACGGCTTCTGGCGGACGATCTCGCCGGGCGGCAATACATTCCTCAACCCGACGTTCATCTCACGCCAGCGGGCAGCGCAGACGCCCAGGAAGGGGTACTCACGAAGCTCACCGACATCGAGCGCGCTATTGTCGAGATCAAGACCCGCCTCGCCCAGGCGGAAGAGCAGAAAAAGTCGCTTACCGAGGCCTTGTACCGGGAGATGGACGCGCGAGGCGTGTACAAACTGGACAGCCCCACGCTCTCCATCACGCGCATCGCGGGCACCACCGCCGAGACCTTCGACAGCAAGGCGTTCCGCGCCGACCATCCGGAGCTCTACGGCCAGTACCTGCGCGAGACGCAGCGCAAAGGCTATGTAAAGATCGCTTTGAAACAATAACCAAAAAAACCGCAAAACAAAATGACTCAACTCATCACGGGCAGCATCTGCCTATCGGACATTCCCAAGGACAAGATACAGATCGGGAAGAACGGCAAGAAGTACCTGAACATCTGCATCTCCGAGCTGCAGAACGTATCGCCTTACGGCGACACGCACACCATCTACGTCTCGCAGTCGGCTATGGACCGCCAGGCGAAAGCTCCCAAGACCTACATCGGCCACGGCAAGAACTACGCCGCCGCCCAAGCTCCCCAGGCCGCACCGCCTCAAATGCCCGCCAACCCCTTCTACCAGCCGACTGCCGAACCTCCGGTAAACACCCGGGTAAGCAGCAGATCGGACGACGAGCTGCCTTTCTGATATAGCCACCCGATCGAAATAAAATATCCACCATGAACACCCTGCACATCGCCAAAGAGCGCGGCCGCTTCGACCTCAAACCGGTCACGGACTGTTTTTGGGACTTGCCCGACGGGGAGTACCGCGTCGAGGTCAAGCGTCGCCGCTCCCAGCGTACCCACCCGCAGAACGACTACCTATGGGGCGTAGTGTACCCGGCGGTGTTGCAGGGGCTCATCGACGCCGGATGGGACGAAATCACCTCCGCGGAGCAGGTGCACGAGCTGCTCAAGGCCAAGTTCCTCACCGTCGAGGCCGTGAACCGACACACCGGCGAGATCGTCTCTTACCCGCTCTCCACCGCGCGGATGGACACGCTGCAATTTTCGACCTACGTCGATCAGATCATCGATTTTGCCCGGGAGTATCTCGGGGTCATCATTCCCCCGGCGGAAACCAGGAAGTAAAAACCTTAAATCATGAAAGAAACATTCGTCGTCAAAACCGCCTGGAAAAGCGTATTTGACAACTTGTCGGACAAGCAGGCAGGAATCTTGATCAAGGCTGTGTTTGAGTACATGGCTACGGGGGAGATTCCTGCGGGGCTCGCAGACGGGGAAATCAAAATGGCTTTGAGGTTTATGGCTATCGACTTCGACGCTTTTAACAAAGCGTACGAAAGCCGTTGCGCCACAAACCGGGAGAACGGGAGGAAAGGTGCTGATTTCGGGAAACTTGGGGGACGCCCCAGCAAAGAGGACAAAACCCAGAAAAACCCCGAAAAACCCCGAACGGGGTTAAAAAACCCCCTTAATGATTATGATTATGATTTAGAAAAAGAAAAAATACAAAAAGAAAAAGACGGGATCGACGAACCGTCCGACCAACCTACCCACCCCGTAAACGACCCTCCTACCCACGAAGCCCACGAAGTGGCAGGTTCTGCGGCGGCGGCGAAGGAGGCGAAAACCCCTGATCCCGACTTCGAGGCCTTTTGGGAGGCTTACGGCAAGAAGCGTGGTCGGCGCGACGTCGAGGCCTACTGGGCTCGCCTTCCCTCCAGGGACAAAGCGGCAGCCCTCTCCGGAGTACCCGGGTACGTGGCCGCGAACCCCGATCCGGTCTACCGGAAAGACCCGATACGCTACCTGCGGCACCGGTGCTGGGAGGATGAGAATTACACAAAAACCGACGAAAAACCGAATGAACCCCATGAAACAGAACGCCCCACAGCCTATATGGGCAGATACTTTTGACGATCGCAATGCGCTGAAAGACGTAGCCCTGGAACAAAAGATCATCGGCGAGATGATCGTCAGCGGCCGCTATGCCGACGACATCTGCTCGCGCCTCACGGCGGAGATGTTCACCGACGACGACCTCCGTCTCGTCTTTACCGCCTGCAAGCAACTTACAGACCGAGGCATCACGCCGGACTTTCTCCTGCTCGACAAGGAGCTGAAGTCCTTGTGCCCAGAAAAGCAGCTTACCATGCAGCTTATGGAAGCCTCGGCTCGCTGCACCTCCGCCGCCAACTGGGAGGCCGAATGCGCAGCCCTTACCCAGACGTACATGCGCCGCGAGCTGTTCTACAAACTCGTCGAGATCACGCCTACCTTCCAGGCTTTCGACGCGGATGTATTCGAGCAGATCGACACCCTGCAAGCTACCCTCAACGCTGTGGTGGACAGCACCTCCAGGTACATTCCCGAGCGCGACCTATCCGCTATCGTGGAGGACATGCAGCAGCAGATCTTCGATCGGATCAAATGCCGCGAGCGGGGCACCATGCCTGGGGTCAACACCGGCATCGCCTCGCTCAACAAGGCGACGATGGGGTGGCAGCCGTCCGACTTGTGCATCCTCGCCGGACGGCCTTCGATGGGCAAGACCGCCGTCGCTCTCCACATGGCCAAGACCGCCGCCGGTTACGGCTCGCACGTGGTGTTCTTCTCGCTGGAGATGAGCGACACGCGCCTTGCCCAGCGTCTCGTGCTCTCCGAGTGCGACGTATCTCCCGAAGCGGTGCGCAGCGGCGAGCTCACCGCCTCCCAGTCCGACCAGGTGTTCAAGGCCGGGCAGCGGATCAAATCCCTGCCCATCACCATCGTCGAGAAGTCCGGCATCGAGATCGGCGAGTTGTGCCGCCGGGCAAAGTCCCTGCACCGCAAGGGCAAGTGCGACATCGTATTTGTCGATTACCTCCAGCTGGTTACCGTCTCCCGGTCGGAGCGCGTGGGCAACCGAGAGCAGGAAGTAGCCCTGGTCTCCCGCCGCCTCAAAGCCCTGGCCAAAGACCTGCGCATCCCCGTAGTGGCTCTGGCGCAGCTCTCGCGCGAGGTGGAATCGTCCACGGACAAAAAACACCTGCCCTCTTTGCGCCACCTGCGCGAATCGGGCGCCATCGAGCAGGATGCGGACATCGTGAGCTTTGTCTATCGTCCGGCCTACTACGGCATCGAGACCTGGGACGACGGACGTGAGACCCTCGGGCGCGGCTTTATCCTCATCGCCAAGAACCGTGACGGAGAGTTGGGCGCGTGCGAGTTCCGGCACAATCCCGAGTTGACTAAAATATTCGACCCACCGCGCGTAGGAGGTGCTACCCCCGGCGTGTTCCCAGAGGCCAAAGAAGCGTTTTTGGACAATCCACCGTTCTAACAAAAAAAGAAAAACCAATGGAAACCACCATCCAAATCAAATCCACCTCCGGAGATGTGCTGTACGAGCACACGTGCGAGGACAATAGCGTGAAAAATACGGTAGGAGAAGCCGTAAAAAACGGCGCTAACCTGCTCGGCGCTAACCTGTACGGCGCTGACCTGCGCGGCGCTGACCTGCGCAACGCTAACCTGCGCGGCGCTGACCTGTACAACGCTAACCTGCTCGGCGCTAACCTGTACGGCGCTGACCTGTACAACGCTAACCTGCTCGGCGCTAACCTGCTCGGCGCTGACCTGCTCGGCGCTAACCTGTACGGCGCTGACCTGTACAACGCTAACCTGCGCGACGCTAATCTGCGCGGCGCTAACCTGTACGGCGCTGACCTGCGCGGCGCTGACCTGCGCGACGCTGACCTGCGCGGCGCTGACCTGTCTAACGTCAAAGCGGATCACACTACAGCTATGTTTTTTCCCCAGTGCCCGGATGGGGAATTCGTCGGATACAAAAAAGCAGGCGGAAAGATCGTAAAACTGCTTATTCCAGTAGACGCAAAGCGATCGTCCGCCACGACGCTGAAGTGCCGCTGCTCCAAAGCGAAGGTGCTGGAGATTCAGGAGGAGGACGGGTCGCCGTCGGAGGTGAAAGAGGTGCGGTCGGACTATGACAAGAAATTTATCTACCGCCTCGGAGAGACCGTCTGCGTGGAGGACTTCGACGAGAATCGATGGAACGAGTGTTCGCGGGGTATTCACTTTTTCATCTCACGCCAGGCGGCGGTGAGCTACGAGGGATGACCGCGCGCGATTTCTTCGAGCTGGTCGCGCGGATGCGCCGCTCGCAAAAGGAGTACCAAACCCACCGCAGCCGCTTGTACCTGCGCGAGAGCAAGGAGCTGGAGCAAAAGGTCGATGCGGAGATAGAACGGGTGGAAAAAATGATTAAGCCATGAAAAGCGAAAAAGCAAAAGAGTTTCTGCGCACCAAGCAGCCGGGAGACATCGCCCAGTATGAAATATCTCTCTGGAAAGCGGAGAGAGCCGTCGAGATCGCGGAGCGGGAACTATTCGAGGAAGCGGTGAAGGCTTTTTGCGATGCTACTTGTTCTATTCTTAAAGATGATCAATGTGGAGGATGTTTGGCAAGGTATATGTTTGTTAAACAATTAAATAGCTAAAATATGCCTCTATTCATCTGTGAAAAGTGCGGAGCCATTGAAAACACAGCAGTTGGGAGTTATTGGCAGACAATATATAAGCCCGGTGATATTCCGGCTCTTTGTTCGGAATGCAGCTTCGGTAAATGGCACGGTAAATTCAAAAAGGTTAATTATAAAGACTTCAGTATTGAAGAGCTAAAAAACATGAGAATACTAAACTTGGATAAGTTTATCAAACTATAAATATATCATGAAAAGAACAATCAAATTTCGCGGAAAGCGTCTTGACAACGGAGAGTGGGTTTACGGATCGCTTTTGCTATGGTCTGACGGAGACGCTACGATATTACAAAACAATGACGGGAACAATAACGCGGTTTGGAAAAGAGAGGTAGACCCGAGCACCGTCGGACAGTACACGGGGCTGAAAGACAAAAACGGAAAGGAGATATACGAGGGGGATATAGTGTGTCTGTCGGACCGTGGCTCGCACAAAGAGGAGGTTATTGTCGAACACGGCTTGTACGGATGGACGTTTTACAATCCGAAGACTGCCACATTTTATTCTGATGGCTCACACACCTATTATTCTGTTGAAAATTACCGTTTCATGTTTGGGACGGGAGTTTGTATCGGCAACATCCACGACAACCCTGAATTATTAAATACAAAATAATTATGGAAACAATAAAAGAAGCGGCAGAAAGTACAATTCCAGAAGCGGTTGACCCGGATGAGATTTTACCTGCAAGAGCTGGATATTTAGTAAAACTTGAACGTAATGGGTTCTTTGAAGGAGTTGCATGGGCAGAAAGATGGATTTCAGTAGAAGAGGAATTACCACCTGTTGGAGAGAACATTACCATTTTATTGAAGGGGGAAGATGAATTTGGTAAAGATATATTTGAAACACACTCCTTTAATAAAATAACCAATCATAAACGACTGAAAGGTTGGTTTGATTTTTATGGATTCACCCATTGGAGACCAATCGAACATAAATAAAAAACAAAATGAGAATCATCAACTACACAATCTACCCCGTCGCCGACGCGCTCGAAACGCTCGCAGATGTACTTGACATCCCGCAGGACATCATCCTGCGCGTAAAGCAAACCCCGCAGGCCATCCGACAGGGCGAGTTCGAGTTCCTCGGGCTTGTCCAGCCGGTGGAGCACTCACCGAGACTATACGACCTGTACCTATCCCCCGGAGTGTCGGCCTCGACGCTGCCGAAAGTCCTCGCCCACGAGTGCGTGCACCTGTCGCAATACGCCTCCGGGAGGCTTTCGGTGCAAGGCAGCACGGTGGTATTCGACGGCAAAGAATACAAGTACGATCTATACGATAGCTTCTCCCCTTGGGAGGACGAGGCTTTTAAGATGCAGACAAAACTATTAAAACTGATCAAGAAATGACCGACGACAAACTGTATGACAGCCTCTCGGACAACCTCTCCGAGGGCGGCAAGAAGAACCGCATCCGCGCCATGCAGCTGGTGGCCGTGTGCCGATACCGCGAGCAAAAGAAGATCGGAGAGATGCAGTACCGCCTCGTCGCACCCAAGACCTGGGCGCTGAAGAAGAAAAAAGCCTCCCCGGTGGAGGAAGCCCAACCTGAAAAGGACGCGCGGCCAAAGCACCCCAGCCGCTGCTCCCGCAACAACGCCCGGATGCTCGAACTCTGCCGGGACGGAGTGGTCGTCCGCCGCTTCCCCAGCGTACCCAAAGCATCCGTAGAGCTTGGAATTTCCCAAAACATGATCTACACCCGATGCAAGCAGCATTTTTGTATTCCGGATGATGACGGATACACTTGGCGTCTGGTCTATCTCAACAAACCCCTGCGTTAACATGTATTTCATCGGTATAGACACAGGCACGCACACCGGGATAGCCGTATGGTCGTCCGCAGAGAGAAAGCTCGTCAGCGTCGAGACCAAGGCCATCCACGCAGCAATGCAGGATGTACTCCGCTGGCACCGGGAGCACCCCGGGGAGGTATTCGTCCGCTTCGAGGACGCCAGGCTGCGCAACTGGTTCGGCAGCGCAGGGCGCGAGCAGCTCCAGGGGGCGGGAAGCATCAAGCGCGACTGCCAGATATGGGAGGACTTCCTATCCGATGCACAGATACCCTTTGCCGGAGTACCCCCGCGGAAGAACCTCACAAAAATCCCGGCGAGGTCTTTTGCCTGCATCACCGGGTGGCGTGGCCGCTGCTCCCAGCATGCGCGCGATGCAGCTATGCTGGTATTTGGACTGTGATTTTGCAGGATTTTATTAACTAAAAAATTTGCGATTAGCTGACAAATATCATATATTTAACAAATAAAACCCAAACCTATGCCTATAAAGCTCAATATTGACGATATAGCTAAATTCATTCGCGAAAACGGACTTATCGACCACGGAGGTGCGAAATTGTGCGATCTGTGCGACGCTTTCAGCTTCACCCGGCAGGCTTTTTACAAGCGAATGAAAGATGACCCGGAATTTGCCCAGGCAGTAAACGAGGCAAAGGAGGAATTTCGTAGCTCACTCGAGGTCCGCCTTGTCAAGTCTTTAGCCAAATCCGCCGAAGGCTACGAGTGGAAGCAGACATGCGAGGAGTATGAGGGGGGGGAACTCAAAAAGAGGACGGTCCGCAATATGTACGCGCAGCCCAATGTGGCTGCATCCATCTTTTTGTTAACGAACCTTAATCCATCCTCTTGGCGCAATCGGCAGTCGGTAGACGCCACTACCGACGGGAAGCCGTTCCAAAGCCCTATTTCTATCGAGATCATCGACCGCCGAGAACAGGTAGCGAAGAAAGATGCCAACGATACAGACGACACGGGTATTCGCGGAGATTGACCAGGCCGCCCGAGAGGGATACGCGACCATTTCCGCGCAAGGTTCTTCGCGCAGCTCGAAAACCTACAATATCCTCTTGTGGCTTGTCAACCGGGCAATGATCACGCCCGGCTTGCGCATCTCGGTCGTCCGAGTAACACTCCCGGCCTTGCGCGGGTCTGTCTTGGTGGACTTCCGGGAGATTCTTTCCCGGATGAAGATGTACGACGAGCGTTCTTTCAACAAGTCTGACCTCACCTACCACCTGCCAAACGGATCGTGGTTCGAGTTCTTCTCGACGGACAGCGAGCAGAAGCTCCGCGGACGAAAGCGCGACATGCTTTTTGTCAACGAGGCCAACGAGCTTTCCTACCTGGAGTGGCAGCAGCTGCGCATGCGTACCAGCGGCATTGCGATCCTCGATTACAATCCCTCGTTCTCCGACGACCACTGGCTGGTAGAGCTCAACAGCGACCCGCGCACGTACCACTTCATCACCACGTATCGCGACAACCCGTTCCTCGAACAGTCCATCATCGACGAGCTGGAGAGCCTTCGGGCGAAGAACAAAACGCTGTGGCAGGTGTACGGCCTTGGGCAGCGTGCCATGATCGAGGGGCTGGTTTTCCCGGAGGTAGAGCCGGTAGAAAGCATCCCGGATACGGTTCGTCGCCGCTGGTTAGGGATTGACTTCGGCTACTCGAACGACCCGACTGCGATCGTCCTGGTAGCGTGCGACGGAGATGCACTGTACCTCGACGAGGCATGCTACCGCACGGAGATGCTATCGGGCGACATCATCCGGGAAATCAAGCTCGCAGGATTGGATCGCCTCAAGTGCATCGCGGACAGCGCCGACCCGCGCCTGATCAAAGAGATATACCGCGCCGGGATAGACATTCACGCGGTGCGCAAGTTCCCCGGGAGCATCGACGCCGGTCTGTCGAAGATGAAGCAGTACCGCATCCGCGTCACCCGGCGCAGCGTGAATATCGCCAAAGATCTGTTCACCAACGCCTACCGGCAGGACAGCGCGGGGCGCTTTATCAACACCCCGATCGACCTGTACAATCACTCCATCGACGCCGCCCGATACGTGGTGCTTTCCGAGTTACTCGACGGAGCGGGTAAAGGCAAGGGAGTGCGGCATCCTGTGTTCAGTATATCATCGCAAGTATAACAAGTTCACGATTTCAACATATATAAAAAAGACATGGCACTCACAGGAACGACCGACACCCTCCCCGGCGCATTGGTCAGCCGGGTAAAGGACTTGATCAAACAAATCGCCCCGGACGTTGTATTCGAGTACGACGAAGCCTCGATGGTGAACGTCAAGATCGACGACGTGCAGCGTGACAAAACCTTCGTGTACATCGAAGAAGTCGAGACCTCTCGCATCGTGGCCGATACGGGCCGCCCCGCCCGTCGCATCACCCCGCTGTCTATCTACTTCTGCCGGTTCGAGCCGTTCCAGAACGACGCGGGACACGGCGACACCCGCCACAGCCAGGAGGCTGCTGGTAAAATAACCCCCGCCCGGCAGGCGATCCGCGACGATCTGGAGACCTCCGTCGTCTTGCCTTTTATCGCCCGCGTGCTCTCGACAAGACAGCGAGGGTACACACCCACCATTACGATCAACTACCCACCGGCGCGTTTCGACGCAAACGAAGTGCCCATTGAGGTAACGATCGAGTTCAACGAATACCTGTGCATCGAATACTGGAACGATGGCAAAGTTTGACAAGATCGACATACGCGGCGGTCAGATGACTTACGCGCAGCGCATCCGCCTCGGGGAGATACTCACCTCGGGTGCCAAGGAGTACAAAATATTCCGTCAAATATTCGAGTGCCTGTGCGACGGATATGAGCCGAGCTACACCCAGGAGGAGTTGCAGTACGTCACGGAAGTGATAGAGGGTATTCGCTACTGGATAGAGAGAGAGCGCAAAGAATTGGCATCGAAGCCATCCGCCGACGAAGTGGCCGCAGGAATAAATCTGCTATCGAAAAGAACCGGGTACATGGCCACCCTGGTAGCCCTCGGGGAAAAATTCGGCTGCGATCCCGACGAGGTGCTGAAGTGGAAGTACGGCAAGGTGTTCAACATCTTGCTCGTGAACAAGGAGAACGCCGAATTCTCCCGCCGGTATCGCGATGTACTTTCAAAGAAAAAACGAAAGTAACCATGCCGCAGACGATCGACGCCATATTGCAAGAAGGCCTTGACCGGTTCGTGTCCGAGGTGATCCAGCGTTCGCGTAACGCCGGACAGGAAGCCTCGGGAAAGACTTACCGAAGTATCCCGGTCAAGGTGGACGGATCGCACGGGCAGGTGTGGGCGCCGAACTACCTCTACACCTTGGCCGATGGTCGCGGCCCCGGGAAAGTGCCGTACAACTTCGGAGACATCCTCCTCGACTGGGCGAAATACAAAGGCATCTCGTTTCCCTCTCCGGTGGCTGCGCGCCGCTGGGCAAACGCCGTGGCGTGGAAGATACGAAAGCAAGGATCGATGCTTTTCCGCCAGCGGAAGCACATCGACCTGTTCGACACGCCGTTGTCCGATCTCGACGCGTGGATAGGCGACCAACTTATCGGCCTGTACGAAACGGAGATTGAAGCCATATTTAACCCAAACCGAAAATAACCATGCCAAACATCTATTACGAAAAGCCACCCGCCGTTTTTCCGGCTTTCGATCCGGCGATCATCGAAGTATCGCCCGCCTTGCCTCTCACCGTATCGCCAGAATACCCGAACGCAGCTATCCCTTCCGTATCGGTGGGAGTACCCAGTTCGGACGGATCGAGAAGCTCGGGAGACATCGCCGCCGTAGCGCGCCGCTGCTTTCGCGACTTGGTGGAGGCGATACAGCAGAGCAGCGGATCACTACCCTTGTCGGTGGACTACAACCTCGTGGCGCGCATCAGCGTGGCCGACGTAGGTTCTTTCGCCGCCATCAATGCCGTGCACCAGTACGGAGAGAATGTACCCTCGCAGACAGCACCGTATTTCGCCACCCGCCGCGCGGTGAGGTACCCAGGCTATCCGCTCAACGTAGCGGTGGTCAACCCCACGTACCAGGACGACACGCAGCCGGTGAGCATCCAGGCCAAGAGCGGAGGAAGCGTCGTTTTGACGGGTGACCTCTCCGGGCAGCCGCACGTGGTGGTGATCGTACCGGCAGGGGTGGACGAATTGACGGTTGGCGACATGTCCCTACCCATCGAAACGGGCTGCGTGGAAGATAGCCCTGTGCTGATCCAGTGGATCAACAATGAGGGCGGATACGACGCCCGTATGTTCAACGCCCGACATACCACCGACATAGAGCGCACGGATACCGAGCAGACAGAGTTCGCCGACCCGCAAGGAAGCCGAGACCGGATCGAGGCTTCTTTCTTCCGGGTGCAAAAGTCGGTGACCGTCGGCGATGATATGCTCACCCGGGAGGAATACGATCGTCTGCTTGGGGTGCTTTCCGCGCCGCGCGTCTATTGTTGGGACGCAGCCCTGTGGCTGTGGATCGGGGTTGCGCTCGAAGATATGACCGCCTCGTGGGATTCGCTTTCCAACGTCGGCGCGATTGAATTTACCTTCGCTTTCCCGCAAAAAAGACTTCAGCTATGACGCGATACCGGCTACTCATACAGACGTCCGCCGACACGTGGACGCCTCTCGACCTCCCGGAGGACGCACCCGCCATGACCTACCAAGCCAATACCCTGGCCAACCTGTCAGACCGCCAGGCGTCCTACTCGCAGTCCATCGATCTGCCTACCACCTCGCACAACATCCGCACGCTCGGGTTCGTATCCGTGTTCCCGGCGCGCTCGTCGATCCCGTATTCCACCTTCCCGTGTCGTTTGCTTTGCGACGGGGTGGAGATCACCCCGGCAGGTGGTGCGAAGCTGTACATCGACAGAGTTTCCCCTCGGTCGATCTCCTGCCAGATCGTCAGCCTTGCGCGCGATTTGATGGATACCCTCGGCGACCTCGACCTCTCCGCCGCTGCGCTTGGCGATGATGACTATCTCGCTAACTGGACTGGCATTGCTCCGGCGAGTGCGTCGGGGAAATGGCTGTACACGCTCGCCGTGGTGGATCAAGGAGCGCAGAAAAGAAGCCCGTCGATACCGTTCGACATCTTCCAGGGCGGCTACGACGTACCCGCTGTGCAGGGGCAGTACGTCTTTCCAGCCGTACCGTTTCGCGCTACAGTGGAAAAGATACTCGCTGCGCAGGGCTTCACCCTTGAAACGGATTTAGACGAATACCCCTCGTCCAAACTGGACTACATCGCCGCGTGCGACCTCGTGGGCGTGCAGGGAGAGGGCGTACCGGTGAGCCCGATCTACTGCGGAGGGCAGACCGTGAGCCGGCCGCCAAGTGCAGATAGCGTATGGCAGATGCAATGGCCGTACATCAACTCTCCGTTAGTGGAGTACGCCACAGACATGAATTTCCCCGATCCGAACGGCGACGGAGTGCTTCTTTGGGGGGTCCGGTACAAAGCCCCGGACGACGAAGCCTCTATCTCCGTGCAGTTATCCGCCGGTTCGCAGCGTCCGGAGCTCACGCAGAAGATCACCTATGTAGCTTACCGCGATTTCGAAGGAGACCCCTCCAGCAAGACGATCGTATCGTCCGGAGTGTTCCAGTCGGACATCCTTTCGTTCGACGTGCAGCTCCAAGCCGACGAGCGGCTCAACGTCGGTATCCTCGGCTATATATCCGGAAGCAGCGGATCACTCGGAGTGATCGACCTGTGGGGGCATCTTTGGTTGTCAGGGCAGAGGAACAACGAGGATGTGCAACCTGGCGATCAGATCGACGTATTGCGTTCGCTGGGCTTTTCCTCGCAGGCCGATTTCCTCAAAGCCTTCCTTCAGACGTATGGCCTTACAATGGACGTAGACCATGCGCGCGGTGTAGTCCGAGCTTATACCATGAAGCATTGGATCGGCGAAGTGCAGAACGATCAGTCGGTAGACTGGACGGGGAAGCGCGTCGTATCGGACGATGAACAAGTCTCTTACGCGCTCTCCGGCTACGCCCAGCGCAACGCGATCAAGTTCGAGGACAACGACGAAGACCAGATCACCGACGAGGGGATCATCCGAATTTCCGACACCACCCTCGACGCGAGCAAAGACCTGTTTACGCTTCCCTTCAAAGCCGGGCGCAACCTCTCCGGCCAGGTAGGGGAAACCACACTCACCATGGCCAACTTATCCACATACTCTGTCGAAGAAGATAGCGAAAATCCAGGGCAGTACACGCGCGAATACGAAGGCGGCGACGCGCACCTGCTATCCCTCACCGGCTCATCGGTGGAGATGGTGGTTATCGGCTCCGGTGCGTACCGGACAAACCTGTATCCGGCGGTGCATAAGTCGGCACAGGCGTATGTGGATGAATTTTACCAAACATTCAGCGAATCGGTCCTGGACAAGACGCGCATACTCACAACGGATGTACTACTCGACCCGTTGGACGTATGTACGCTCGATCTGTTTCGCCCGGTATGGATCGGCGGTTCGATCCGCAGCTGGTTCTACCTATCGAAAGTATCCAACTACACGTTCGGCTACCCAGCGCAGGTAGAGCTTGTCGCACTCAACCTGCCTACGGTAGAGCAGCCGACGGAAGAACCCACTCCTTGGGACTTCTCTATCGAAGAGCAAATCTTCGGCATGGCCAACGCATTATTCGACGGATTTATTTACTAAAAATATTTAACATATGGCAAATCTCGATCTCGAACAAATTATCACCACCCCCGGAGCGGCGGACAGCGCACCGTCCGGGGCGGAAAAAATAAACAGCAACTTCACCAAGGTGGAAGCGGCTATCCCCGTCAACACCTCTGACCTTACCAACGACAGCGGATTCATCACCAATGCCGTGAGCAACCTGGCCAACTACTACACCAGAACGCAGACCTACACCAAGGAGGAGGTGAACAGCCTCGTGGGTCAACTGGTGCAGATACAGGTCGTATCCTCTCTCCCACAGAGCGGTCAGGCCAACACGATCTACCTGATACCAAGCGGCGGATCAAAACCGGATGTGTACGACGAATACATCTGGGTGAATAACGATTGGGAGCTGATCGGTAATACCGAGGTGGATTTGTCGAACTACCTGCAAAAGACGGGCGACGCGTCGGACACTACCGTAACCTTCGTTTCCGAAGCTGGCGAACCCACCTCGGGCAGCAAGTTGTCGAGCCTTATTGGTAGGATCGTGAAAAAGCTCTCCGACATCGTATCGGGAGCGATTGCGGTGGGCAAGGCTACCAGTGCGGATACAGCTACCAAAGCCACGCAGGACGGGGACGGGAATAAAATATCCGAAGCGTACCTCAAGCGCAGCGGAGGAACAATGACCGGCAACCTGGCTCTATCCAACGAGGTACGTGTCAATGGCGCGGTGGGCAACCTCATAGGCCGATTTACCTGGGCCGGTGGGCTGAAAGCCGTCGTAGGCAATGCCCAAGACACCCTCGCTTTGCTCTCCAAGGAAGCTGCCACCCTCAACGGATCGCCGATCATCACCGGCAACGGAGGGGTGATCGCCGGCAACCTGGTACAGAAAAAAGGCAACTGCTCCATCCATACCGATGTGGCCTCCTACCGGATACCATCGCAACACAAGGGGTGGATCGCCTTGGACTGTGGGCTGGGATACAACATCGCTTTGGTAGGGTATATCACCCTGTACAGGTATTATGCCGGTGCTCTATCCATACAGGTATCCGGATATACTTACGCCGAAGGGATAGCCCTTACCCGAGACAACTGGATCACTCCCCGCTATGGCATCTACGGCAGCTGGTATGGAGACATGCCGCAGGTGGCTTTTGTCAAGGACGGAACGACCGGTCGCCGCTACATCATCATCGGAGGGGACGAGTTCGAATGGAACACATTCGACTATGTATCGCTGGACAAGGTGGTGCTTGGCTCGCTGGGCAACACTACTGCGGCACTGCCCTTTACGTGGTCGGCTCTATCGGGCACTGTTGCTTCATTAGGTCTTGTAGCAGCTACCTCCGGAGACATGTCCGAAGGGGTAGAGGTACAGCGCGCCCGTCAGGACAAGGAAGGCAACGACATCCCCTCGACCTACGCCACGAAAGAGGAACTCCCGGACGTGTACGTGGACACCGTACCCTCTAACCCCAAAGACGGGGACATCCTGATCACTACAACTGACTAACGCATGGCACGAGCAACCGACCTCAAAGTATTCGCCGCAGGCGCATCTCATAGCCTTATCGGGCAAAAGATGTATGCCTCCGGAGCCTATCGTACCCTCAAGGGAGGGACTGCCGTGTACAAGAACGGACAGTGGTACATCTACTCCGAAGCCCTCAACGCGCAGGTATCCCTCGCGGTAGCCTCCGCCACGCAGATCGACTTCACCTTCCAGAGCCTTCCCAGCGCACCGTTCCGCCCCGAAGGGCTGTACTTGATCAATAAAAATACCCTTGAGGTACGGCTGCGCTTCTCGGGGCAGATGCGCTTTACCGACGACAGCCGGGACGCTTATCAGTACACCACCGATCCGCTCCCTTGCGACGGAGCGAAGCATACCTTCTCGGACACCACTTCCGTCCCCTCCGGGAAAGAACTCTACCAGGTGGACATCGACGCGGTGGAAGTACTCTTTTCCTCCGAAGGCATGGACGGCTGGGCGTACATCCAAGGAGACGTTCCGGTGGAAACCACCCCGCGCCGTTTCACGGCCTACGCCGCTGTCAGCCCCATTGGTTCGGGTTACGCCTCGGCCACGCCGTCCGAGCCTCTCTACGGGCAGGTGGTAACGTTCCTCGCTACGGACGGGAACGGGTACAAGTTCACCCGCTGGGCTTCGGGGCGCACTTCGCGTTCCTACGCCATCCAAGCCTTCGGCGACCTGTCCGATACAGCGGTGTTCGAGAGTACGGCCAATGTGGTGGATTTCCTCTTTACCCTGTCCATCGACGCGGACGGCCATTTGCAGGTGGTGGGGAAATCGCTCCAAAACAAAACGGACGAATTCACCATGGTATCTTTCACCATTCACTACCTCGATAGCCAGGGAGCAGGGCAAACGGCTCAATACGAGCGGGAGATATATATCAACGGGCAGGAGGACACCTACGTATTTTCCGATACGAATGTGTCGCAGATACTGGAGTACACCCAGCCGGAGTTTACCGGTATGCCCGCTCCGTATGTTACGGGCGATGTGCAGGTAGTCATCAACAACCCCACTATGTTAAGCAACAAGTCGAACGAATAGAAAAAAAAGAAAATGGCAGAAGAAACGATCGTAAAAGTCCTCGACGTAGAGATCCGCGCGACCGACGCACTGAAAGAGCTCGCAGCGCTGGAGGTGGAGATAAAAAAACTCCAGACTGCACAAAAGCAGATGAGGGCAGAAGGGAAGGCGGACACAGAACAATACATCGCCCTCGGACAGCAGATACGCGCCTACCGAAGCCGGGCGTCCGAACTTCAAAAGACAATCCAAACAAACATCAAAATCCAGAACGAAGAGGCAGGAAGTTTGGCGGCTATGAGGGCGCAAGCATCTCTGCTCACCGCTGAGCTGTCAAAACTTGGCGACACCGAAGCAGACATGGCCAAGCGCGGAGAACTTACCGCCAAAATAAAAGACCTAACCGACAAACTCAAAGAAGCAGAAGCCGCCTACGGCGACAACCGTCGCAGCGTCGGCGACTACGCCATAGCCGGGAAAGCCCTCACGCAGGAACTTGGCGAGATCACGGACAAGCTGTACGAGCTGGCCACCGCCGGACAGCGAGGGTCGAAGGAGTACGAAACGCTTGCCAAGAAAGCACAGGACTTGCGCAAAGCCCAGCAGGAGGTGGATGCGGAGATCGACGCCGGAGGATCGCTCACGAAGAACCTCGACGGGCTTATGCAGGCCGTAAGCGGCGTAACAGCCGCCTACACCCTTTGGCAGAGTGCATCGCAGTTGCTTGGCATCCAAAACGAAGAACTGGAAGCCACGATGCAAAAGGTCGTGATCGCCACCACCGCGCTGAACGCCTTGCAGCAGATACAGATCTCGCTGCAGAAGCAGTCCGCCGCATATATTCTGGCGGAAAACATCCTACGAGCGACAGGCATAAAGAACCTGTTGGCATCCGCCGCAGCGACGGCTGCACTGAATAAAGCCCAGGCTACAAACATTGTAACCACGAAGCTCTGGGCAGCGGCTCAATGGTTACTCAACGCCGCGATGACCGCTAACCCTATCGGTCTGGTCGTGGGGGCAGTAGCCGCACTTACAGTAGGTGTTGTGGCGTTGGTAAAGGCGTTCGGTAGTTCAACTTCAGCCATAGAGCGAGAGACGGAAGCCGCCCGGGAGGCCGCATCAGCGTATGATGAATACAAGAACACCCGAGAGGAAGCCGCTCAGCAATCCGAGCGCGACGCAAAGGCACAATCCGCGGCCACGGACGCGCTGATCGCCCAGCGACGCGCGGAAGGAGCTTCGGAGGAAGAACTGGCCGCGATCAAGAAGCAAGCCGCGGACGAGACCTCCGAGGCCGCCATACAGAAAGCGGAGGCGGAGAACGAATCGGCAAGAGCAATGCTCAAATCGACCGAGACGACCCTTGCGGCCTTGCGCGCCGAAATGGCCGTTTTCGAAGCCCGGGGGAAAACCCACAAAAAGGCCTACAAGGAAGCCGCGGAAGAAGCGGCGAATCTGCAAAAGATCATCGACGAACTCAACGTCTCGATCGACGAGAACAACACCCGGATCACCGAGGAGAACACCGCCATCCTGGATCGCAACACGGATGCGAGGGAAAGGAACGAGCAGGCTGTTCGCGCCGCATTGGATCGTGAATACCAGCAGCGCGTCCAGCATTCCGAACGGATGCAGGCCTTGCAGGAAGCCAATATCAAGGCCGAGGCCGGATACCTGAAAGAAGACGAGGTCACGCGCATGTACTACGAGCAGCGGCTGGCCAACCTGGCCGAGCGCGGGCAGCGCGACCGCCTGGCCTTGCAGCTAAAGTACGGGAAGATCACCCGGGACGACTATATCTACCAGCTCGCCCAGATGGACGCGGAGGCTGAAGCCCGTCAAAAGGAGAACATCGACCGCACGAACAAGTATTACGAAGAACTCCGGCAAACGATCCTGGACAACGTCAAAAAGACAGAGGACGAGGAAGTGGCCGAGGTGAACGCCAAGTACGACCGGATGCTGCAAGACCTCAAAAAAGCAACCTCGGATTACGCAGCCCCCGTACGTATCGAGGGCATGAGCGACGAGGAATACCAGGCCGAGCTGGACAAGTTCGAGGAGTTCCGGCTCAACCAGCTGAAGCTGGAGACAGCCATCGAGCAGCAGCGCGAGGAAGAGATAAAAGCCATCCGGGACAACGCCCTTTCGGCGCAGATGAAAAGCATCGAGGACGCCTACGCCGACGACCTGAAGAAGTTCACGGACAACGAGGGCGAGAAGCTCAAAGTACAGGAAAATATCCTCCGCGAGCAGATCGAAGCCCGCCGTGCGGCAGGGCAAGAAACGGGCGACCTCGAAGCGCAGCTACGGGCGAACCTCTCGGCGCAGAACATCCGCGAGATGAACGCGGAGCTGGCAAACACCGAACTCAATGCCCGCCAACGGTACGATGTCAAAATGAAATACCTGCAAGAGGAGGCCGCTTTATACGAAGGCAACGCGGATAAGCAGCGCGAGATCAACCAGCAGATGATCGAGGCCGAATCCACCATGTGGGACGAGCGAGCCGAGGGGTTGCAAAATTGGGCAAGCCAGGTGTCCTCCGCGATGAGTACCATCAACGACCTTTTCGCCGCTGCGGAAGAACGCCAGCTTCAAGACGCCGAGAATTACAACGAGCGACAGAAAGAGATACTGCAAAGCCGCCTCGACAGTGGCCTTATCTCGCAGGAGGAATACGAAGCCGAAACTACGAAACTCGACGAGGAATTGGACAAGAAAACCGCAGAGATCGAGCGCAAAGCAGCTATCCGAGATCGTATCATGAAGACCTTTAGCGTAATAACGAGCACCGCCGCAGCTATCATGATGACTTACGCCAAACTCGGGTTCCCCGCCGGACTTCCTGGGGCTATTTTCCTCGGTGCTTTAGGTGCTGCTCAACTCGCCACGATCGCCGCCGCACCTTTGCCCAAGGCCGCGCGAGGTCGTCTGATCTCCGGACGCACGCACGCCCAGGGAGGGGAGGTCATCGAGGCCGAAGCGGGCGAGGCCATCATCAACCGCCGTGCTACGCAGATGTTCTTGCCGCTGCTATCGGCCATCAACCAGGCCGGGGGAGGCGTGCCCTTTGTCGCCCCATACTCGGACGGCGGCTATGCCGCACGGTACGAAGCGGAAAAGATAGATCGCGCCTCCATCGCGCAGGCGGTGCGCACCGGACTTTCCGACTTGAAGATCTACACCACCATCGAGGACATCCGCCGAGCCGACCGACGCTATACGCAGGTCGAATCAAGGGGAAATTTTTGACGAATTTTAACTTAAAAAGTTGATTTGCATCATAAAACAACGTATGTTTGAAAAAATCGTAAAAAGAACATGATCACCATCAACGTATTCGGCGAGATCGCCTCCAGCCAAACGCAGGCCATGATGGAGGCCTGGGGGCTTCCGTTGCAAAGCCTTTCGGTAGACAACGTGCGGGCGGCTCTCGATGCCGCGCCGGACGATCCGGAGGTAACGCTCAACATCGACAGCGTGGGCGGAGATGTATCCGAAGGATTCAAGATATACGACCTGCTGCGCACTTCCGGCAAAACAATCTACGCCAATATCGTAGGCGGCTGCCATTCGATGGCGGTGATCCTGCTCTTGGCTGCGCCAGCGGAGAACCGGAGCGGCTCGCGCAACCTGCGTGCGCTTATCCACCGGGTGTACACCGAAGCCCCGGGTGCGATCTCCTCGGACGACGCGATGGACATCGCCGAAGACCTGCTCCGCGAGCAGTCCGCCATTTTGGACATCTACGTGGATCGCACCGGCCAGCCGCGCGAGAAGCTCGAAGAGGTCATGAAGCAGGAGCGGCAGCTCGACGCTCGGGAGATGCTCGAACTCGGATTCATTTCAAAAATAACCCCTTACAATACAAACCAAATCAAAAAAAAGACTATGAAAAAAAATGTTTTTTCCCAGATGGCCGAACGCCTGGCGGCTCTTCGCAACCGGGTAGGCGTCAACCCTATGAATTACGACTTCAAGGACGTGGACGGCAATGTCGTGTTCCGCACCGACAAGGAGGATGACAGCCTCGCCGTAGGCGACCGGGTGGAAGTAACCGGCGAGGAAGACGGAGGTATCTTCACTCTCGAGGACGGACGTGTTGTTACCATCGATGACGGCGTCGTAACCAAGATCGACGAGATGCGCGACGGATCGGAAGAGCCGGTAAACGAGCTTATCGAGATCGTCGACGCCCTGGCCAATCGCCTCGAAGCCCTCGAAGAGAAGTACAACACCCTGCGCAGCAGCGGGTACACGCCCTCGAACCGCCTCGGATCGGGCGTGAAGAAAGTCCCGACCAAGGAGAACAGCGACGCGATCAAGGAACGCGCCCGAGAGATGCGGAAAAAGTTCCTCGAAGCCGGAAAAATTCGTTAAACGTCAAACCCAAACCTAAAGACTAAAAACACATGGCAGCAATACTCGACATGTCCAAGTTCACCTTCGATGGCGAACTGGTCAACGCGATCTCCGAGATGCTTTTCGAGGAGACGTTTCGCGGCACGGACTTCGACGCCTTCCACACGATCTACCCGAACATCGTCACCAAACGCGAGGTAGGATACATCGGCGAAGGCGGTCTGGTCGGTGTCGCCAACCAGGGGTGCAGCCCCACTCCGCAGAGTTGGTCTATCGCCACCCGCAAAGCGACCTTCGACCCCAAAGCCTGGGAAGTGCTCATCTCCCAGTGCTGGACGGATCTGCAGGATTCAGCCATCGTCTACTCTCTGCGTACGGGCGTGGATGTGGCCGACTTCACCGATACCGACTACATGAACGTCCTGCTGGAAGTCCTCGCCGCCTCGATGCGCGAATTCCGCTGGCGTCTGTACTGGTTCAATGACACGGCGGCCGCGAATGTTACGCCTGGTGAAGAAGAAGGAGACCCCGGCGTGATCACCGACGGCGTGGATGTGAAGTTCTTCAACATCCTGGACGGCTTCTGGAAGCAGATCCTCACCCAGGTAGGCGAGAACGCCGCCCAGCGCGTTACCATCACCGAAAACGCGGAGACGAGCTACGCAGGTCAGGCGCTCACCCCGACCGCTGCGGCTACGTACCTCAAAGACCTGTACTACAAAGCCCCCATCACTCTGCGCCGCCAGCGCGACGGCTTTATCCTCGCCACGCAGAGCGTGTACGACGCCTATGCACAGAGCTTCCAGGACGCATGCTGCCTGGAGAGTGCGCGCGTCGCCCTGCTCAACGGAATGGAGGCTTTGTCCATCTCGGGCATTCCGGTGATCGCTGTTCCCGAGTGGGACAACATCATCCAGAAGTACGAGGACACCGGTACCAAGTGGAACAACCCGCACCGTGCTGTGTACACGACCAAGGCCGTACTCGGGGTGGGTATCGACAACCCCAACGCCTTTGACAACTTCTCGGCCTGGTACAACAAGGACACGCGGGAAGTGAAGATAGAGGCGATGGGACAGTCCGACGCCGTTCTGACCAACCCCGCCCTGTTCGAGGTGGCCATTTAAGGATTGTTTAACCGAAAAAAACAAAAGAAAAATGGCTTTACTCGATTGCAGCAAACTAACGACCGGATACGCGCTGGAGGCCTGCACGCCTCCGGCCACGCCCGGAACAGGAGCGCGCGTCATCCTGCTGTCCTACTCGGACATTGATCGCGCGAAATCCACGATGACCGACGGCGTGCTGTCGACCATCGTACTCAAGACCGGAGCGCAAGGCTACGAAGTGGACAGCCTGCCGGATGCTACGGTGGGCGAGGTCACCTTCACCGCCGGTACGTACCTGAACAGTTACGGCCACCAGATCACGGTTCGCATCTTTGAAAAGAGCGAAGCCGCGAAAAAGTTCGGCAACAACCTGCTCAACGCCCTTGTCGTGGCCATTGTCGAGAACAAGGAGCACGGCGACGAAGGCGAGGTGAAATACGAGGTGTACGGCTGGGGTTCCGGTCTTAAGATCAGCGCCGTCACGGCAGCTACGACGATGGACGACAACACGGCGTACCTGTACACGCTCACCACACCCTCGGCAGGCCGCGAGAACACCCTGCCCGTATCGTTCTTCAACACTGACGAGGAGACGACCGACGCAGCGGTGGAGGCCTTGCTCTCCCCGGCTACCGATCCGGAAGCGTAAGACCGACGAGCCATGCTTGATCGTTTGGCAAAATTGCAAGCGGAGTACGCGTCTCTTCCCCCTGCGGGCAGGGACGCGTATCTGCATAGGATCGACACGGATAAGGCCTTCCAGCGCGAAGTATCCGCGCTCGCCCTGCACTTCCTCGGCAAGCGCGTAGGCGGTTGCGGCTGGTGCGCACTCTCCGCGCTGGTTGAATTACTCAAATTAAATCAAAAAAAAATCGAAAAAATGGAACGAAGAAACACCCTCGGCTTCCGCGTATTGGCCGGAACTTTCCTCCACGATCCGGTCAACCGGGACGCCGGAAAGATCCTCACCCCGCACACCCTCTCGGACGACCTCGCCCTGTACCACCTGGCCTTCAACCCGAACAGCCGTAAGTACTTCACCTCCTTGCCGGACAACGTGGACGAACTTGTCGCCGAGTACATCCGCAACATCTCCGCCGAAGCCGCGCGCGACGTGAAGAACCGCCAGCTCTCCGCACTCAAAGCCAAGCGTGCCGCGATACGCAAGGCTTACGACAACGCGGTGCAGTCCGTTGAAGAACTGGAAAAAACCCTCATAGACCTCGACGAACGTATCTACGACCAGGAAAAAGAGGCGGAAGAAGCCTCGAAAGCGGAAGAAAAGCCGGTTTTGCGCGCCGCGGAGGCGATCCCGGAGGAAATCGACCGCTTGGCGCGGGAAAAGAACGGAAAAAAGTCGGCGATGGCCTCTATCGTCAAGCGATTCTCGGACGAGATCAAGGCCGGTGTCGTCTCCCGCGAGCAGGTAAAGGACTGGACGCGCAAATCTTTGGAAAAATACGCCCCAATGGAGGTAGAAGGCGAGGAATGATCGAACAAAAAACGTTTTAGGACAGAGAAAAAAACCGGAAAAATCATGAAAGTCGCGAAAATCAGGGCGGAAAAGCCGTTCCGCACGACCAACAACCGGTCGCTGGGTATCCAGAACTACGGCGAGGGCAACGCTTTCCCCCAAAAAACGATGGAGATCGTCGCTGCTTCCGGCACGGGCACTGCCTGCCTGGACATTTACACTAAGTTCATCATCGGGGCAGGACTTTCCGACCCGCAGCTTCGCGACATGCTGGTCAATTCCCGCCGCGAGACCCTCGACGCGGTGATCCGCGCTGCCGCTACCGACCTGGCACGCTTCAACGGTTTCGCGCTCCACATCAATTACGACGCCACCGGACACGTATCCAGCCTCGCACACGTGCCTTTCGAGCATTGCCGCTTCGAGGCGATCGACCGGGAGACGAAACACTTTGACAAGATCGCCGTACACCCGGACTGGGCCGGGCAATACAAGGACGTGTTACCCTTTTCCAAGGAGGATATCGATTTTATCGACCTCTACGACCCGCGTCCGGAGGTGGTCGAAAGTCAGGCGCGAGAAGCCGGAGGCATCGAAGCGTACAAGGGGCAAATTCTTTACTACTCTGGCGACGGCTACCTGGTCTATCCAGCACCGAAATACGTCGCGGTCATCACGGACATGCGCACTGAGGAAGGCGTGGCGAATGTCCTTGCCCGCAATGCGTGCAGCAGCTTCCTGCCAGGCGGGTTGCTGGTGGAATACCTGCACCGCGAACAGGACGACGAGCAGCTCTCCGAACTGCAAAAAAGCATCCTCTCTTTCCAGGGAGACGAGAACTCCGGGAAAATCCTCTGCGCGCAGGTATCGAGCCAGGAAGAAAAACCGGAGTTTATCTCGTTCGCAGGCACGAACTACGACAAGGAGTTCACCGCCACTTTGGCCGCCGTGCAGGACAACATCGGGCGCGCGTTCGAGCAGCCGCCTATCCTGCGCGCAAAGGACGTCGGCGCGAACCTCGGCGCGGAGCTGATCACCAACGCGTACCACCTATACAATTCGATCACCTCGGACGAACGCGCTATCCTCACCGACGTTTTTTCCAAAGTGCTCGAACATTGGTGGGAGCCGCTGCCCGAAGAGGCGGAGCTTCGCATCCAGCCGCTCGTGTTCGGAACGGGCGATACGCTCGTGGATCGCGTCGGACGGGAAAACGCCGATAAGATCGTATCGCTGGCCATCGACGCGAATGTGCCGGACGAAAGCAAACGCGGCATCCTCCGCGCCGTTTACGGGTTGAGTGAAGAAGAAATCGAACAAATCGTACCGAACCATGCTGATCAAACCCTCTGACATCCGAACCTTCCGACCCATCGCCGACAACATCGACGACACGGCACGTATCGAGCCGTATATCCGCGAGGCCGAGACCCTTCGCCTGGTAGACGTGATCGGCGCACCCTTGTACCGCTGGCTGGATACGACGGACTTCTCCACCGGCGAGAGTTTCACGTACACCCTACCATCGGGCAAGGTAGCCACCATCACCGCGGCGCAGTACGACGAACTGATGCACGGCGGGTATTACACCACCGTGGACGGATGCTGCGGCAACGGGTACAGCGAGGGACTGGTAGCGGCCATCTCGTATATCGCCTACGCCCGCTTTGTGGTGAACAACCCCATCAACGTCACCGCCTTTGGTGTAAAGAGCAAATCGAGCAGCTACAGCGAGAACGTCTCCGACGCGGTGCTCATCCGCTCGGCCAACGACGCGCAGAAGATCGGCGAAGCGTATCTGGCCAAGTGCGTGGAGCAACTAAAATCCTTGGGGCTTATCGAGTGCCGACGATATACCCCCGGGGCGTCCTCCAAATATCACGTGATCGGCAAAAAAGGATTGTAAAACGATAAAACAAACAAAAAGATGGCAAACGAAACGGTAAAAAACAAAGATGCAAAGATGCTGGGACTGATGGTGCTGCTCATGGCTACGGTAGTGGCCGTAGGAGCGGGATTCTCGGCGATGTTTCCCGGCGGGGGAGCGGGTGTGGACTGGTTCCACGGCGTTCCGGCGGTAGCTTGTGCGGGATACTGCGCGTTCCTGGCTGCACGCGCGATGATCCGCCTGCACAACAAGGACTAACCAACTATCCCCGCATGCGGGCGGGGTTTTATTCAGAATGAACACCGTATTCGATAAAATGGCAGACAAGATCGCGCAAATGTTCAGCACCGTCGGCGGCTGGCTGCTCGCCCTGGCGGTGGGCTTTGTCGACTTTCTCGGCGGGGCACATCGTTTTTGGTGGTGGGCATCGCTGTGCTGCTGGACTTGGTATGGGGCATCGCCGCTGCGATAAAGCGCGGGGAATACATCTTCTCAGAGGCAGGTCGTGAAACGTTTACCAAACTCTTTGCCTACGGTAGCGTACTGGTCGCGGTCTTGCTCATCGAACGCCTTACGCACGGCGGCACGTTTCTCGCCACGCGGGTTTTGTGCATCATCGCCGCCTCGTGCGAGCTGTGGAGCGTCTGCGCGAATATCCTCATCGTCAAACCCGGCTTTCCCTTCGTGCGACTTTTTCGCAAGTACCTCGCCGGGGAGATCAGCAAAAAGCTCAATATCTCCACCGAAGAATATGACGCGATGATGCAAGCGAGAAGGGAGCGCAAGCGGGAGGAAAAACAAAAGAAACAGCAGGAGAAATGAAGTACTTCACCCTCGAAGAACTCACCCGCTCCGCGGTGGCTACCGCGCGAGGCATTCCGAACATCCCAGGAGAAAACGAGCGGGAAGCCCTCGAAGTGCTTACGCTCGCCTTGCTCGACCCGATCCGGGAGATATGGGGAAAACCCATCTACGTCAATAGCGGATACCGCTCTCCGGAGCTGAACAAAGCCGTCGGAGGCGTAGCGAACAGCCAGCACAGGAAAGGCCAGGCGGCGGACATCACGACCGGCAATACGGCCAGCAACCGTAAGCTGTTCGCCCTGATCCGCGACGGCGGATTCGACTTCGACCAGCTCATCGACGAGGCGGACGGCACGTGGATACACGTCAGCTACATATCGCCCAGCGAAAACCGTCGTCAGGTGCTCAAATACTAACGACATGAAGAAACGAATCACCCTCCTTTGGCAGACCGTCGTCCTGACCCTCGTCGCACTCGGTCTCCTGTGCCTGCTCTCATGCGTCTCCACCCAGCGTGTAGCCACCCAGAGCGAGACCACCTACCGCACCACCACGCACTCCGACCGGGAGACGACGACAGCCATCCGGACGGAAGGCGTGTCCCTCACCCAATGGATGGAACAACTCTCCCGCGAGGTCTCCGCTTCGTGGACGTGGGACTTCGACAGCGCGCGCCTCTCTCCGGGAGGCCTCATCCTGTACGGGGGCAGGGGAGAAGGGCAGACCTCCACCCAGGAGCAATCCCGCGCGCTGCGCGCCGATACCGTCTATATCTCCGTGCAGGACACTTCGCGAGCGACCGAACATACCGACATCCAGGCCGACATACAGACATCCACCGACGAACAGCCCCTGCCTATTCCCCGCACGGCGATGTGGGTGTGTATCACCGTAGCCCTGGTGGTGGGGTATCTCGTGTTTCGACGGGTAACAAGGTAAATGTTCGCACGCAGGGATGAACTCAACCCTGGGAGATAGCTTCTTCCGGGGATTTTTTGTTATGTTAAAATCCTGGAAAAGTATCTATTTATTTTGCAAATGATATTTATTTGCATATCTTTGTAATGTCAATCAAACGATATAAGTCATGAAGTATTCCGAACTTGAAAAGAAGCTGATAAAGGCCGGATGCCTTTTGAAGCGCGAGGGGGCAAACCACCCGCAGTGGTATAGCCCGATCACCGGTAAAACATTCTCGACCAGCCGACACAAGGCAGAAGAAGTCCCGGTCGGTACATTAAAAAAGATAAGTAAAGATTCGGGGGTCAAGCTCTGACCCCCGATAAAAACGATAAAGCCATGAAAAAAGTAAATGTAATTATCGAGCGCGGCAGCGACGGTCATTATTCCGCTTATATGGACGACGACACTTTGGATTACAGTGTGATAGGCACTGGGGTAACGGCGCGTGAGGCGGAGAATGATTTTCGCGTCGCCTTACAGGAAATGCGCGATTTATACCGCGATGAAAATAGGACTTTCGTCGAAATAGAGCCCATGTTTGTGTTCGACGTAGCCTCATTCTTGGCCTATTATTCAAATTTATTTACCTTGGCCGGACTGGAGCGCCTTACGGGGATCAACCGCGGACAGTTGAGCCACTATATTACTGGGCGTCGCCATCCTCGCCCGGCTACCGTGAAAAAAATTGAAACGCAGATACGACGATTGGGCGAAGAATTAAGTCATGCAAGTTTCGTTTGA